GAGAAAGAACTCAAGAATTTAAATTATATTATGAAGATGAATTAAATAGAGCCCTACAAGAGGATGGTTCTTCATCTAGCACATACATTACACCTAAATCATACTACACGGAGATTAGTTAATGGCTACCGGTAAGTATGCAAAATTTATTTCTGATCGATCTGGCTTAGAGTTTCCATATAATGAAATGGCTATTGAATGGAATGGAGCCAAGGTTCATATCTCTGAATATGAAAAAAAACATCCACAATTACAACCAAAAAGATTTCCGGCCGAACCACAAGGTTTACGTAATGCAAGACCGGATAGAGTTGAGCCTGCAGTTGCTAGGTTACTTGGCCCAAATCCATTTTCAATAACTAGTGGGTCTACAACAATAACTGTTATAGAAACAAACCATGGTAGATCTACAAACGATACAGTAAGATTTAGAAATGTAGAGGGTTCACCAGGGGGACTAGCACCTACAGCTTTTACAGCTGGTTCTGGTTTTTCAATAACAGTTACAACTACAGACAAGTATACATTTACATTAGGATCAACTCCTAATATAACAGAACAAGCAGGAGGAATGACAGTTACAGCAGGACCCGTAACCTTAGACGCATAACATGGCATACACTTTAACAAATATAACTGATGATATTAGAAATTATACAGAAGTTGATAGTAGTGTTTTATCCACTGCAGTTGTAAATAGGTTTATACAAAATGCAGAAAATAGAGTTTACAGAGAAGTAGATTCAGATGATAATAGAAATTATGCTACATCTAATTTAGCAGCGGGAAATAGATATGTTACTATTCCGTCTGATCTTAGAAATATTAGATATGTTCAATTAAAAGACACAACTGTAACTCCAAATGTTCAAGTTTTTTTAGAGAAAAAAGATACAAGTTATATGGCAGCATTTTATGATAGACCTGGAACAGCTTCAGGACTTCCTAAATATTATGCTAACTGGGATGCTAATTTTTGGGTCGTAGCACCTACACCAAATGCTACGTATGAAATAACATTAGCGTATATGAAACAACCAGTCAGTTTAACTGATGCAGCAAAACAAGGTAGCGGAACTTACTTATCTAACAAATACCAAGATTTACTTTTATACGGAGCTCTCGTAGAAGCATATGGATACTTGAAAGGTCCAATAGATATGTTACAATACTACGAAGCGGCTTATAAGCGAGCTTTAGCTTCTTATTCTATTGAACAAGAAGGTAGAAGAAGACGAGACGAATATCAAGATGGGGTTATTCGTAACGTAATAAAATCACCATCACCATAATAAGGAGAAAATATGGCAAATATAGTACCAAATTCTTTCAAGTCCAATTTGTTAAAAGGCGTATTTAATTTTGACACTTCTGGAAATGGAGGAAACACTTTTAAATGTGCTTTGTATACTGCTATCACTGGTTATAGTGTGTCTTCAACAGTGTATCTATCTGGAACAAGTAACAACGAAGTTAGCACTTCTAACACATCGTATTCAACAGGTGGATTAGCATTAACTAATGCAGGTGTTGATGGAACAAGTGCAACGTCTTTTGTAGATTTTGATGATCTTACTTTTCCATCTGTAACTTTAACTGCAAGAGGTGCAGCGATTTATAAGAGCACAGGCGGTGGTAATGAATTGGTCCTAGTTTTAGATTTTGGTAGCAATAAAACAGCAACTAATGGAGACTTTGTAATACAGTTTCCTGCTGGGAATTCTAGCAATGCTATTATAAGATTAGGCGACGCGTAATAGTTAAGGATTAAATAAATGGCTTTTGTATTAAACGACAGAGTTAAACAGACTAGTACATCTACTGGTACGGCAACAATACAATTATCAACTAACCCAGAGGTTGGTTTTGAAAGTTTTGTAACCGGTATCGGTACTACTAATAGTACGTTCTATTGTATATCTCACGATGGTACAGCTGAATTTGAAGTCGGTATTGGAACTGTAACAGATGCAACACCTGATACACTTTCTAGAGATACCGTTATCTCCTCTTCAAACTCAGATAACAAAGTGAATTTTACAACAGGAACTAAAACTGTTTTTTGTACTTATCCTGCGAAACGAGCTCCGTCTGCAGCTATGACAGCCACAACATATGTAACAACACATGCCTCAACATTATCTGATACACAAACAATAGATTCAGGAGTATTAGCAGGCCCTGTTACAATAACAGGAATACAAACAGTAACAGGAACATTAGTAGTAATATAATGAGTCAATTAGAAGTAGATAAAGTAATACCTCAATCAGGAACTAATTTACAAATTGGTGAAGCTGGTGATACTATTAATTTAACTACTGCAACTGTAAATTTACCAACTGGTGTTGGTGGAACAGCGTGGCAAGCAATAAAAACTACTAACTTTACTGCGGTAGCAGGTGAAGGTTATTTTGTAAATACAACAGGTGGAGTTATTACAGCAACTTTACCAGCATCTGCAACTATTGGAAATGAAATTTCAATAATAGATTATGCTGGAACAGCAGATACAAATAATATAACAGTAGCAAGGAATGGACATAATATTCAAGGTGCAGCATCGGATATGACAGTGTCAACTGAAAGAGCCGCTTTTACATTAGTTTATGTTGATTCAACACAAGGATGGTTATTAAGGGACAAATAATATGGCTGATTATAAAGATTTAAGATACGCTGGATTCCCTGCAAGTTCAATTGCATCAGGAACTATATCAAACTCTCGTTTAAACATAACAGAATTTGATGATAATAAAATTGTTAATGATATTTCTACATTAGGATTAAGAGTACACACTCAAGAAAATCTTAATGCGTCTAATACTAACTCTGCATCTTTTGATGTATTTCAAGATAGTTCTGGGATTACGAATTTAACTAACTGCCAAAGAACTACCGAAGAATTTATGGCTAGTGTTGCTACAACAGTCGCAGCATTTACTAACGATAGTGATACATCTTTCTTATATCACATGGATGATAATACAGATAGTGCTGGTACTGGGGAAACTATAACACTTGCTGGTGGTGCATCATTTTCAACTGCAATAAAAAAATTTGGAACTAAATCTTTATATATAGATGGTCAAAATAATTCTTATGCTTATGCTGGAAACAATAATGATTTTCAACCTGGAGCTGGTGCTTTAACTGTTGAGTGTTGGGTGTATGGAAAAAATGGTGGTGGTGGTGCTTATCAAGGTGTTGTTGGTAGATGGTGGACAGATGGTAATGTATTTGATTTAAGATATGCGTCTGGCGATGTTTCTGCAAACTGGGGTGTGCATGATACTACAGCTATGAGAAATGGTGGAGTAGATTTATCAAATGACACTTGGTATCATTTAGCTTGGACTAGAGATGGTTCTGGCGACAACAATCTTTGGTTAGATGGAGTTAATAAACTTAATTGGACAAACTCTAACACTATGAATTTAGGAACTAAAAGTTTGCTTTTTGGAGTAACAAATAGTCCAACTGATTATATTTTTGAGGGTTATATTGATGAAGTAAGATTATCAACAGTTGAAAGATACACCTCTACATTTACACCAAACGCAACAGTTATAAATAATGCAACTGGTTCATTTGAGGGAAATGCAATTACAGCTCAATCAACAAACAAGATGGGTGCAGTAATTACTTATCAAGATAATGCTGGAACTAACGCATTGAATACTGATATTGTACTAAAACTTTCTGCTGATAATGGCAGCAACTATTCAACAGCTACACTTACAGCTTTACCAGATTTTGCTACTGGTATTAAGATGGCGAAAGTCAATGACTTATCTGTTACTGCTGGAACTCAATTAAAATATAAAATTGAATTTGCTAATCAAGCTAGTGGAAGCAAGGAAGCAAGAATTCGGGGGGTTTCATTACAGTTTTAATATGAGTGAAGTAAAAGTAAATAAGATAAGTCCAAGATCCGGGACCAACGTACAATTAGGAGATAGTGGTGATACTATAACTATACCTAGTGGTGCAACGTTTGCCGGAACACAAAATATTGCAAACTCAGCTCTTACAGGTTCAGGACAAATTACAATCAATGGCCAAGCAGTAGCTCTTGGTGGATCTGTAACTATATCTACAATTGCTAGACCAACTTATAACTCAGGCCAAAGTTTTACGATTCCACCAACTACAAATACTTCTATAACTATTGCAGGAACTAATTTTCAATCTGTGCCTATTGTTGAAGCAATAAATAATTCAACGGGTGCTATTACAAGAGCGGTAACTGTATCTTATTCAAGTGCAACTTCTATCGCAGCTGTATTTAATTTAGCTGCAGGATCATATTTTATTAGAATTGAAAACAATGACGGTGGTGCAGTTAGATCTACAAACGCAGATTTAACAGCGTCTACTTCACCTTCTTGGACTACATCAGCAGGTTCATTAGGATCATTTAGTGCAGGATCAACTATATCTGGATTGAATGTTCAAGCATCTTCTGATAGTAACGTAACTATAACTGAAACAACATCGGTGTTGACGTCAAACGCAAATACGCCAGCAACGACTATGAATTTAACATTGTCTGGATCTCCAGCAAGCAGTGCAACTTATACAATAAGTGGTACGGCACCATCACCTACAAGTGATCAAGCGTACAGCTTTACATTAAGAGCAACAGATGCTGAAGGGCAGACCGCTGACAGAGTATTTAGTATTACAATATCTGTTGGTGCTAATAACTCAGGACAGTTTAACTAGGATAATATTATGGCAAATAGTTATTTATCAAAAACAGCAGCAAGTGGAAATAGAAGAACATGGACATTTTCTGCTTGGGTTAAAAGAAGTGGATTAACAGCAGATAATTCAGCGGGTTATGATACATTTTTTTCTTCTGATGAACAAGCTACTAACTCTGTAAGAATAACTTTTAGTAGTGATAGTTCAAATAATAAATTAAGAGTTTATTATTACACAGGTTCAATGCAATTAGATTTAGTTACAAATAGAGAATTTAGAGATACATCAGCATGGTATCATATTGTTGTTCAAGTAGATACTACACAAGGAACAGCATCAGACAGAGCTAAAATTTATGTTAATGGAATACAAGAAACTTCTTTTGCGACAGCAACTTATCCATCACAAAATACTGACACAAGTGTAAATCAATCTGGAGCACCACATGAAGTAGGTAGAGGTGGTGGAAATTTATATTTTAATGGGTATTTATCTCATGTTGCTTTAGTAGATGGAACTGTTGTAGCACCAACAGAATTTGGTGAAACAGATTCTACATCAGGTATTTGGAAATTTAAATCACCATCTGGTTTATCTTGGGGTACAAATGGTTTTCATTTAAAATTTGAAAACTCTGGTAACTTAGGTTTAGATAGTTCAGGTCAAACAAACAATTACACAGTTAATGGAAATTTAAAACAAGCACTTGATACACCATCAAATAATCATGCTACAACTAATCCTAATTCAACAGGTAACTTTAAACAATCTACTAATCCTAATCTTGCATCAAATGGTAATACAACTTTGTTAGAAAATGGTGGACAGCATAAACAAGCACCAACCACATTGGCTGCAGATACTGGTAAATGGTATTGTGAAGTTAAAATGACATCTGGTAGTGATGGTGTATTTGGTGTTTGTAGTACATCTTTGTCAGCAAATCTTGGAGATAATTATTCATATGCAGGAATGAATAGAACTGGTTCAGGCATAGGTCTTAATATCGCTAATGGAAACAAAATTGTTGCAGGTAGTGAATCTACACATGGAGCACAAATAAGTAGTGGTGAGATTTTTATGATGGCTCTAGATTTAACAAATCAAAAATTTTATTTTGGTAAAAATGGAGCATGGGCAACTGGTAGTGGTGCTTACAGTGGAAACTTTGATGCTGCAGTTGGAGCAATATCTTTGCCTTCTGGTGCAGGAACTAGTTTTGATGCATTTTATCAATTTTCATTTTCTCCTTATAATAGTGGCTGTGATATAAACTTCGGCAACGGATTTTTTGGTACAACAGCTATATCTTCTGCAGGTTCAAATGGTAATGGATCTTTATTTGAATATGATGTACCAACAGGATTTTACGCATTAAATACAAAAAATATTAACACTTATGGATAAAAATTATGGCATATAGTACAATTTCAAAACCTAGCTTACACTTCAACACTAAACTTTATACAGGTAATGGTGGAACACAATCAATTACAGGTGTTGGATTTCAACCAGACCTGGTTTGGTGTAAAACAAGAAGTTATAATGATGACCATACTATAACAGATGTAATAAGAGGAACTACTAAAGCTATTTTTCCAAATAAGAGTGATGGTGAAAATACTTCAAGTATCAGAGTAACAGCTTTTGATAGTGATGGATTTACTTTAGGAAATGCTGGAGATGTAAATTCAAATAGTGCTACTTATGTTGCATGGAATTTTAAAGCAGGTGGTGCAGGTTCAGCCAACACAGACGGCACTATAAACTCAACTGTATCTGCAAATCAAACGGCAGGATTTAGTATCGTAACTTACAATGGTAATGGTTCATCAGGCGCAACTATTGGTCATGGTTTAGGTGTAGCACCAGAAGTTGTTTTAGTTAAAAAAACAAACTCTGGAGATGCTTGGAGTATGCTTCATCCAAATGTTGAAGCAACTAAATATATGAGATTAGACAGTGATACTGGTGAAGTTAATGACAATGTATTTAATAATACAAGAGCAGGAAATGATGTTTTTACAGTTGATAGTGATGGTCAAGTAAACGGTAATGGTAATACTTTTGTAGCTTATTGTTTTAAAAAGAAAAAAGGATTTTTTACTACTTACGAATATACAGGTAATGGAAATGCAGATGGGCCATTTCTATATTTAGGTTTTAAACCTGCATTTGTTATCATAAAAAGAAAAACAGCAACTAATAACTGGTTTATGTTTGATAATAAAACTTCTCCAAGAAATCCAACAAATGCTTATTTAAGAGCAGATACAAATGGTTCTGCAGGAAGTTATGATTGGTTAGATTTAGTTAGTAATGGAATAAAAATTAGGAATACAAGTAATGGTGCTAATGATAGTAACCAAACATATTTAGTTTTTGCTTGGGCAGAAGAACCTCTAGTAGCTAACGTAGGACAAAGTATACCGGCAACGGCAAGATAATTATGAGTAGTATATTAAAAGTAGATACGATACAGGACCAAAATGGTAATCTTATCATCAGTAAAGATTCTGGTGGTGGAGGATTTCTTAGTCCTTATGCATCTTCATCTGCTCCAATAGTATACACAGTTACAGTTGCAACTAAAACTACAGCACATCCTTATAGTGGTGTTGGTAGTTCT